GGCAACGACACCGTGGCCGAGGCGATCGCGGTGCCCGAGGAGATGCGCGGCAAGATTCCGACCGACTATGGTCGCTCGAAGGGCGTCGCCTGGTACTACCTCGGCGGCTTCGGGATCGTGCACACGCTGGCAGCAAACGTGCGCATCGTGAAGTGGGATTCGGCGGCGTAATCATGACCAACGCCGAACTCGAATCTCTCTACGTCGAGAATTTGGATATCTCGCATACCGCCGCTTTGCGTGCGGTCTTCGACGCCGGGTATTACCAGGGCGCCGGCATCACGCCGACGTCCCACACGCCCGAGCAGTCGAGACTGAGCGCAAAGCCTGCGGTGCGGATCAAGGTCACGAAACCGGATTAAGGAGCAATCATGGCAACGAAGAACATGGCCTATGACCACCCGGCTTACACCGCTCGATTGGCGGTGTCGGGTGGTGAGGCTGGCGGCGCGGCGACGACGCAATACGGCAAGTTCGCCGCCTTCACGAAAATGCAAGCGATGAGCGCGCAGGTGACGGTGACGACGGCCGGCACTGCGGCGGGTCACTTGTTGTCGGTGTTGCAGATCAGCGGCACCGCGACGACGACGCTTGCGACGACGACGCTCGGCACGGCCGCCGCAGGCACGACGACCAACGTCGCGCTGTCGACGGCGGCGGGCGGTGTTTCGCTCGCTCAGGGCGACATTCTCGATGTGGTGACGGGGGCGGACGCCGCCGGCAAGGCGGCCGTCTCGTACGAGCTTCTCGTTCAGCCGCTCGCCAATGTGACGGCGTAAAGGAGATCGACATGAAAAGCGGAACGAAGACCACGGTTCCCGGCATCCCGAATTCGGTCAAGGGCAACCTCGACAAGGCCGGCTTCGAGACGGACGGCTACATCGTCAAAAAGGGTACGCCGTCGGGCGAGAACGCCCGATTCAACTACCTGCCGCCCGGCCACGACATCGACAACCAGGAATGCGCCGATATTCGCAACCTCCCGTACGAACAGATCACGCCGCAAGGCTACCCCGGAGACGGCTGGGAGTGACACGGTGTTTTTCAGAGGGTGAAGGTTTTCGGGGGCTTCGCGCCCCCTCTTTTTTAGGAGCCGGCCATGCCGATCCAGGAAAAATTTCAGTATCAAGCGCCGCCTCGAGCTGAGCCGTCGAAAGAATGGGCGACGCCCGAATCGCAACGCGTGGTGCGGCACGCCGCCGCGCGAAACGAGATGCCGGTTGGCTATGACGCTGAATCGCCGGCCGATTCCTTCCGCGATGGCGGCTTTGCGGGGTCCACGGATGTGACGGACGACGTGAATGTGCCGAACATGCGCAAGGGCTTCACGAAGCGCCCGATGGGCATGACCGACGAGATGTACTCGAACGAGCACGAGTATGACTTCTACGGAGACGCGGGCGGCTTCGTTGAGCGCGGCAACGTCCTGGATAGGATCTAGCATGAAGAAACTACTCGCGCTTGCGCTCCTACTCGTATCGGCTTCCGCATGGGCCGCGTTCGATCCGACGCAGCCTTACGCGACGGTTGCCAATGCCTGCGGTGGACAATACAAGCTCCAGGGAGGAACGTTCTACGATCAGAACAACAACTCGGTGGGCTCGTCCTTGCCGAGTTGCAATCCTCCGTCCACCAATACGTCCAGTGGCACCAATAACTGGACAGGCCAAAATACGTTCAGCAATATCAATGTGACCGGTGGTGCCGTCAATGGAACACCGATTGGCGCGACAACGCCGAGTACCGGAGCGTTCACGACGCTGTCGGCGACCGGAAACGCGACCGTAGGCGGCAACGAATCCGTTACCGGAACGATGACTGTTACGGGGGCGTCGACGCTCGCAGGCGGTATATCGAGCTACAACGGTGTCGCAACCGTCGGGAATGGCGTTCCAGCCGAGTACGCGCAGGTCAATCTCGTCAATCAGAACGCCAATATCTCATCGACGACCGCCTACGCGGTTCCTTCCGCACAAGGTGGCTTCTACCGAGTGTCCTGCTACGCGGTCGTGACGACAGCCGATGGTGCCTCCTCGACACTTCCGAACATCGGCGTCGGCTGGACCGATTCCGATTCCAGCGTGGCGCTTCTCGCGGGCACGGTGACATCGACGAACACAGCGAACGCCGCAGGTGCGTTCTCGCAAGGGCAGCAGATCGTATACGCCAAAGGTGGATCGAACATCACCTATCAGACGAGCAATTACGCCTCCGGCACAGCGGGCGCCATGAAGTATTCGGTGCACATCAAGGTCGAATATCTCAACTAGCCATGCTCGATAAGAACAAGCCGTTCGGCGTCATAACCGGTCACGACCGAGCCCGATACGAACAGAACGGCACTCTCTATACCCATGACGGTCACCCTCTGATGGAGCAAAGCAATGGTGTGGACAGCGGAAACCAGCAACGGAAACGAAGCCGGAAAGATAAGGTGGGAACTGGTGCGCTACACGCGCGGCCGGGTGCTTGATCTTGGCTGTGGCAAGTACAAGGCGTTCCCACATTTCATAGGGGTCGATAATGGAAACCATGAGCAATTCGGCTGGAACATCCGACCCGATGTCTATGTGGAGACGTGCGAGCGGCTTGATGTTTTTGCATCTCAGTCTATGGATGCTGTCTTTAGCTCACATCTGCTGGAACACATCGTTGATTACAAGGCCGCTCTCAGAGAGTGGTGGCGAGTCGTCAAGCCCCACGGACACCTTTGCCTCTATCTCCCGCACAAGCAGTTCTACCCAAACATCGGCGAGCACGGAGCCAATCCCACGCACGTTCACGACTTCATGCCGGATGACATCATCGCGGCGATGCGCGAGGTCGCGAAAGGGTGGGATCTAGTCGAGAAGCAGGAGCGCAACGAAGGTGACGAATACTCCATGTTCCTCGTGTTTCGGCGCACGGGCGGCGAGAAGTGCGTCGAGTCGTGGAATCGAGGGCGCCTCGCAAAAACCGCCGCGGTGATCCGCTACGGGGCGTTCGGAGACCTCATGCAGGCGTCATCCGTCTTCGCAGGTCTGAAGAAGCAGGGGTATCACGTGACGCTCTACAGCACGCGCCCAGGGTCGGATGTCGTCGAGTACGACCCGAACGTCGACGAGATCATCCTCCAGGATAAGGATCAGGTTCCCAATGGCGACCTGATCGAGTTTTGGGATTATCTCGCCAAGAAGTACGACCATTTCGTGAATCTGTCCGAATCGGTCGAGGGGACGTGGCTCGCGATGCCGGGCCGCACGGCGCATCGTTGGCCGCACAACCTGCGGCACAAGATGCTGAACCACAACTATCTTCAGTTTCAGCACGAGCTCGCCGGCGTGCCGCATGAGCCGCGCGTGCGGTTTTACGCCAACACGGTAGAAAAAGAGTGGGCGCGCAAGCAGCGCTTGAAGATGGGCGATTTCGTCGTTATGTGGTCTCTCGCCGGATCGGCGGTGCACAAGACGAATGCCTCGCTCGACCAGTTCATCGCGCGCGTCCTGCTTTCCTATCCCAGCGCGCATGTTGTGCTCGTTGGCGGCCCCGAGTGCGCGATGCTGGAGGCGGGCTGGGAGAACGAGCCGCGTGTGCACAAGACCTGTGGCAAATGGTCGATTCGAGAATCGCTCGCGTTCCTCGATCTGTGCGATCTCGTGATCGGTCCAGAGACCGGCGTGCTTAATGCGGCCGCCTGCATGTCGGTTCCGAAGATCGTCTTCCTGTCGCACAGCAGCGTCGAGAACCTCACGCGCGATTGGGTCAATACCGTGTCGCTCGAGCCGCGCAATACGCCGTGCTTTCCGTGTCATCAGCTTCACTACGGCTGGACGCACTGCCATAAGGACGAGGAAACCGGCACGGCCAAGTGCCAGGCCGATATCACGGTCGATGACGTCTGGTATGCGGCGAAAGACGTCATCGACGCCAAACTTAAGAGCGCAGCATGACCACATCGGGCGTCTACACCCTAACCGTCTCGCGAGACGACATCATCCGCGAGGCGATGCTCAATCTCGGCAAGTTGGGTGACAATGAGTCGCCGAGCGCGACCGAGACGACGGATTGCGCCCGTAAGCTGAACATGCTGTGCAAGCAATGGATGGGCAAGGCCGACTTCGCACCCGGATTGAAGATGTGGACGCGCAAGCATGGCGATCTGTATCTGTCGAGCACGAAGTTTCAATACAACCTCGGGCCCACCGGCGACAACTGGTCGAACGGGAGCTATCAGCGACAACTGACCGCCACCGCATCGGCCGGCGCGACGGCGCTTACCGTTCCCAACACGGCCAACCTCAATTCCGGAGACTTTCTCGTCATCCAGCTCGATTCGGGTGACATCTTCTCTACGACGGCGGGAACGATCTCAGGTAACTCCGTGCCGTGCGGCGCGCTCCCGTCTCAGGCTTCCGCGAATAATTGGGTGTTCAATTTCACCTCGAAGGCTCAGCGCCCCGAATTCATCGAGACGTGCGTGCTGCGCGACATCAATGGAAACGACACTCCGGTCAACATGATGACGTTGCAGGACTACGATTTCCTGCCGTCCAAAGCGTCGCCGACCTATGTCTCGCTTCCTCAAGCGATCTACTACGAGCAGTCGCTCGGGAACGGGACGCTTTTCATCGATGTGGCGGGATCTTCGGACGTCACGCAGCACCTCCATATGACGTACATGGAGCCGATGCAAATCTTCCAGAATCCGACCGACACGCCGTATTACCCGGAGACGTGGTATCGCGCACTTTGCTGGGGGCTAACGAAGGAAATCTCGCCGATGTTCAATGCGCCCTTCACCAATGACATGAAGGACAACTACTTGGACGCATTGAAGACCGCGCGCGAGCTTTACGCCGAAACGACCTCGATGTATTTCGAGCCGGGCAACGACTACATCGCCTGGAGCAATAGCAGCAGATGAAAAAGGTCCCCCTCTTCGGCTCCGGTACCGCAGGAAAGAGCCTGACTGTCACCGCGCAGCGCCGCCTCAATTGTTACTACGAGGTGCGCGTCGATGGCGACAAGACGAACATCGCAATCTTCGGCACGCCGGGACTCACGCTCGTCAATTCCGCGCTCTCAAACGTGAATCGCGGTCAGTATGTGATGGGCGCCTATCTGTACGTCGTATCGGGCAACACGCTCTTTCAGTTCGACTCGAACTTCGTCCTCACGCAGATTGGCACGCTGAATACAAGCGCCGGCCTCGTGTCGATGTCCGATAACGGCACGCAGCTCATCATCGTCGACGGCACGAACGGCTACATCTACAACCAGGCCACGTCAACGTGGGTTGGAAAGATCACGTCAGCAGGATTTCCGAATGGGGCCAAGACGGTATGCTTCGACAATGGCTTTTTCATCGTCGAGAAGCCCGGAACAGGTCAGTTCTACAAGAGCGCGAGCTACGATGGAACGACGTGGAGCGCATCCGATTTCGCGACGCTTGCGGCGAGCCCTGGCAACCTGCTTGCGGTCGATGATGATCACGGCTACCTGATCCTCTGGGGGCAAAGCTCGATCGAGTTCTGGCAGAACAACGGCGCAGCGACGTTCCCCTATGCCCCGCTTCGATCGGTCGCGCAGGAATATGGCCTCGCCGCGATTTTCTCGCGTGCGAAGATCAACAATACGATGATGTTCCTGGCCCGCAACCCGCAAGGCCAAGTGCAGGTGATGCAGGGGCAGGGATTCCAACCCGTCGACGTGAGCTCGCCCGACATCACCAATATCATCAATGGATTCTCCACGGTGTCGGACGCTGTCGCGCTTTCGTACATGGTCGACGGGCATCCGATGTATCAGATCAACTTCCCGACGGCGAAGCGCAGCTTTCTCTATGACTGCCTGTCGAATTTCTGGTCGGAGGTGCAGACCGGAACCGCGCTATCGGGGATCCACCTTGCGCGCCAGGCGGTGAATTTCAACCAGATCGATTATGCGATCGACGGCTCGAGCGGCAACATCTATAAATTCGATCCAAAATCCTATACGGACAACGGAACCGCCATCAAGCGCTTGCTCCAGACGCGCCACATCGTTGACGACATGAACGTGCTCGGCATCGATGAGATTTTCTTCGACATGGAAACCGGTGTTGGCTTGCAGTCGGGGCAGGGATCGAATCCTCAACTCATGTTCGAGGTGAGCAAGGACGGCGGGCGAACTTACGGCAATCAGGCCTTCATTTCGCTCGGCGCGGTGGGTCAATACAAGGGGCCGCGCGTCACTAAGCGCCGTATGGGATCGGCGCGCGATATCGTCCTGCGTCTTTCGATGACGGACCCGGTCAAATTCGTCGTGACCAACGGCTACGCGATCATGCGAGAGGGGTATCAAAATGGCGTTAATAAATAACGTCCCCGGCAACAATCTCGGGCCGGGTCACAAGCCGTTCTCGCAAGGATGGACCTCGTTTTTCGAAGCGGTCTTCAACCTCTTGACCGCGATGACGCAAAGCGGCACGACCGCGCAACGGCCGACTACCTTCCTCTGGATTGGTCGCTCCTACTTCGATACCACACTTGGCTATCGAATCGAGGTGAAGAGCGTGAACCCGACGGTATGGGTCAATGGAGCGGGGACGTCCGTATGAAGATCGCCATTGAAACTTTCACGCGAGAACTGGCGGACGAGATTATTCCGCTTGGACAGCAAAGCTGGGACGAATGTTCGGAGATCAAAAAGGACACTTGCGCCTATCACGGACAGCGCGGCCTTGCGATTGATCCAGACATCGACCAGTTTCTTTATTTGGCCGCCCACCGGTCTTTGATTGCAATGACGTTGCGTGATGACGACCTCATCTTGCGCGGGTACGCGCTGCTGATCCTGTACAAAAGCCTGCACCTGAAGACCGAGTTGTGCGGCAACGTCGATACGTTCTATGTGCAGCCCAATCATCGGAATTCCATGCCGCGCCTCATGTCGAAAATCGAGGACACGCTGCGCGATCTCGGCGTCAGCATCATTGGATGGCCCGTCACGAGGACCGGCAAACTGCACAAGATTCTCCAGCGCCGGGGTTATATCGCCGATGACGTCGTCATGGAACTCAAACTCAAAGATCTGCCGAGAGGTGAGACATGTGTGTAGCTGCTGCGATAGCAGGCGGTGCAGTTGCGAGCGTGGGGGGCAGTCTGATTTCTGCCAGCGGCGCGCAATCGGCCGCTGATACCCAATCCCAGGCCGCACAGAACGCCTCTCAGGCTCAATTGCAGGCCGCCGAACAGTCCATCGCCGCTCAGCAGCAATCCGGCGAGGCGGCGCAGGCGAATCAGCAGCCGTGGATCAACGCGGGGTCCTCGGCGCTCACCCAATTGGGCAATCTGCTCGGCGTGCCGATCTCCGCGAGCGGGCAATATGCCGCGCCATCGACATCGCAAGGCGGTGGCGCATCGGGCGGCTCCGGCGCCGGCAATTGGGCGACCGTCACCAACGGGGTGATCGGCCCGAATCAGCAGCTCTACGCCAGCAACCCGATCTATAAGGCGGCGTGGGACAAGGTCGCTCAGGAGAACTCGAAAAACACGTGGGGCGGCGGTAACCCCTGGAACGTCGAGGACCCGAACAATCCGTCCGGCAATGCTGCCGACATGGCGAGTTTGAATGCTCAGATCGCGGGCAATATCCGAGGCATGGGCGGCGACCCGAATCAGATCATGTCAGGCCTGAACTCGTCCGGTCAGTTTCAACCCGGCATGACTTACGGAGGCCCGACCGGAGGCTTTGCCGGATCGACGGGGCAAATCACCGACCCCAGCTCGTTTGGCGCGCAGGCGAAGCAGCGCCTCTCCGATCTGATGGGATTCAACGGCGCCGACCCCACTGCGGCACTGCGCGCGACGCCGGGCTATCAGTTCACGCTCAATCAAGGTCTGCAAGGCATCGAGAACAGCGCGGCCGCGCGCGGCATGCAGCTCTCGGGGGCGACGCTCAAGGATCTGAATAACTACGCCCAGGGCATGGCCGACACGACCTATCAGCAGCAGCTCGGCGACGCACAGTCGGTCTACAACACCGACGTCGGCAATCTCATGCAATTGGCCGGGCTCGGCGGAAGTAGCGCGGGTACGGCCTCGGGCAATGCAATTTCGACCGGCCAAGGAATCGGCTCGACGCTCACCAGCACTGGAAACCAGATCGGCTCGAACATCATCGGCGCCGGCAACGCGACGGCGGCCGGTCAGGTTGGTGCAAGTAACGCCATCGGAAGCGGCATCGGCTCGTTGGGGCAGATGTACACGCTCAACCAGCTTTTCGGGAGCAACGCCGGGTTCGGCACGCCATCAACGGCCAGCGGAACCAACTCCTACGGCTTTGTGATGCCGTCCTAACCGGATCCCATCATGGCTACGATCGACGCTTCCATTCCGCTTCAGGTCCAAAAACCGAAGGACCCCCTGCAAAGCTACGCCGAAACCCTGCAACTGGCGCAGGGTATTCAGAACTACCAGGGACAGCAAGCGCTGCGCGACGCATTCCGAAACTCCGACACATCGACGCCAGAGGGACAGCAAGCGCTCATTCAGAAGGTCGGATCGGTCAACCCGACCGAGGCGCTCACGCTGCAACAGCAGTTCACGAAGCAGCGAGAAGCCGAATCGACGATCGAGAAGAACAAGGCTCAGACGCAAAAGGCCAAGTGGGATGTCGGCATCGCGGCGATGAACAAGATATCGGAGGTGGGCACCTCGCTCATGATGACCTATGCCGATCTAGTCCACAAAGGCATGCCCGACGCGCAGGCGCGCGCGGTCGTGTCTCAGGCTATCCCGTCGATCAAAGCGCATCTGAAATCGTTGCGCGACCCCGAGGGAAACCCACTTTTTAATGCCGAGAATATCGATCAGGTTCCTGACCAATTCGATCCGGCGCGCACTATGGCCACCGTCACCGACGCGAAGGCGCGCGCGCAGTACTACACGCAGCAGCACCAGAACGAGGTAGCCGACCTTCAGCGTCATCACCAGGCCGTGGAAGAGGCGCAGGGAAATCGGCGCCTCGGCATCGAGAGCGCACGCCTCGCCCAGGAAGGCGCTCATCAGCGCGTGATGGAGGGGCAGGGTGCGGAGCGCCTCGGCATCGAGCGAGAACGCCTCGAAGGCGACCCGCAGACTATCGAGGCGAACGCCCAGTTGATCGCCTCGGGCAAACTTCCTGCGCCCACTGGCGCCGCGCTTCGCAACCCGATTACCGCCCGTATGATGCAACGCGTTCAGGAAATCAATCCGAACTACGACGCGAAGACGTATCAGACTCAGTTGACCGGAGAGAAAGCCTTTACCTCCGGCAAGCTCGGGCAGACCGTGCGCTCTCTGAACGTCGCGACCGATCACCTCGACGCGCTCGATTCGATGGGCAAGCAACTCAAGAACGGCGACATGCGCGCGTTCAATAGCATCGCGCAACGCATTGCGTCAGAGACAGGCAATCCGGCGCCGACGAACTTTGATGCTGCCAAGAAGATCGTCGCCGACGAAGTGGTTAAAGCGATCGTGGGCTCGGGTGGCGGTGTGTCTGATCGCGAGGAAGCTGCGCGCGCCTTCGACAAGGCGTCCAGTCCCGAGCAGCTATCTGGCGCCATCGCGACAGCCAAGCGCCTCATGCGCGGACAACTGAACGGCCTGAAGCAGCAATACAAGGCCTCGACCGGCAAAGACGACTTCGATACCCGGTTCCTCTCCGGCGAGGCGAAGGGCATCGAGGGCGGAGGTTCCGCTAAGCCGGCAGCGGCCAGCGGCGACTTCTCCCACCTCTGGAACTGATTATGGCCAAGCCCTGGTCCCAAGTTGCCGATAGCGCCGAGTTCAAGGCGCTCGCCCCCGATCAGCAGGAGGCCGCCCGCGCGCAGTACTTCGATCAGGTTGTCGCGCCGCGCGTGCCGAAGGATCAGATCGACGCCGCGCGCTCTCAGTTCGATGCGCAGACGGGTTTGAGATCCCAAGAGCAACCCGGAATGCTGAAGTCGTTCGCGGCAGGAGTTGGCCGTGGCGTTCAAGACGTCGCGCTTGGTGCGCAGCAACTCGCCGGGCATGGCTTGCAGATGGCTGGCGACAACATGGTGGGCCGTGCCGGCCGGTGGCTGACGAAGGATGCCGAGCAGGGAATCGCGCGCGGCGCCGGCGAGGTTTCTCCCTATCAGCAGGCGCATCCTGTTGTGACCGGCGCGGGCGAGGTGGCCGGCAATATCGCCGCGACCGCGCCGCTTGCTGCTGTCATGCCGGGCGCGGGGGCATCCACGCTTGCGGGCCGAGCAGTAGCCGGCGCCGGCCTAGGAGCCGCGCAAGGCGCACTTCAGCCGGTACAGGGTGGCGGAAACTTCGCGACAGAGAAGCTCAAGCAGATTGGTGAGGGTGCGGGTCTCGGCGCGGCCGCACCAGCCGTCGGCCAAGCCATCTCGCGCACGATAGCACCGAAGATCGATCCCGCCGTCCAGTACCTGACAAGCATTGGCGTGAAGCTCACCCCCGGGCAGGCGCTGGGCGGAGCCTTCAAGCGGCTTGAGGAGGGCGCAACGAGTATTCCCTTCCTTGGCGATGCGATCAAGAACGCACAGCGCAAGGGCATCGAGTCGTTCAATACGGTCGCCATCAATCGTGCGCTCGAACCGATCGGCGGCAAGTTGCCTGCCGGCATCAAATCAGGCCATGAGGCGGTCGAGTACGCGTCCGACGCACTCTCCGGGGCCTATGATGCGCTGCTGCCAAAAATGCGCGGGAAGATCGATCCTCAATTCAACCAGGAATTGCAGACGGTCAAGAGCATGGCAAGCGGCCTGCCGCCCTCTCAGGCCGATCAATTGAACCGGATCATCGACCAGGACATCGTCGGCAAGTTCACGCCGCAAGGCAATGCGCTCGGCGAGACGGTCAAGGAGATCGAGGAAAAGCTGGGCGGCATGACACGCGATTTCGGACGGTCGGATAACCCAGACGTGCGCCGACTCGGCGATGCCACGAAAGAATTGCAGGCGTCGCTACGCCGCATGCTTGATCGTTCGAATCCGCAACTCGCGCCGGAACTCCAGAAAATCAACAAGGGCTATGCGAACCTGCTTCGCGTGCAAGCCGCCGCAGCGCGTACGGGTGCGAAGGAGGGAACCTTCACACCTGCTCAATTGCGCAGCGCCTCGCGCCAACTTGATACATCGAAGAACAAGCGCGCGTTCTCGCAAGGAAAGGCGCTGATGCAGGACTTGGCGGAAAAGGCCGGCGATAGGCTGTCGCCTACCTTGCCAGACTCGGGGACGGCTTTTCGGGAAATGGTTGGCGCACCACATAAGGCGGCGCTAGGCATCGTTCCCGGCGCGGTTTATTCGATGGCCAGCGGCCTAGCCACGAAAGCCATTACGGCGCCGCGCTCGGCGGCGACCCAGCGCTTGGCCGAGGGCGTACGCCGCGCTATACCACTGACCACGCCGGCGTTGATACCAGCGTCCAAGGAACCGGAACAGTGAAATCGTCAGCGGGGTGCCGATTACCGTTCCGGCTAATCGCATGTGTTCATAGAGATTCACGTAGAACCTCACAAGGAAAATGAAATGAAACTGCTCGTGATCGACACCGACGGCGTGGGACTGGCTCTCTGCTGGCGCGCGGTGCAGGCCGGTCACGCTGTGCGCTGGTTTCGGAAACCGAAGCCTAACATGAACAAGACGATGGGTCGGGGATTTGGCGTACAGACGGTCGACAACTGGGTTCCATCGATCAGTTGGGCGGATCTCGTTTTCACGACCAGCAACGACGATTATCTCCCGCGCCTGGATTTCTTCCGCAAGAAAGGCGCGCCGATCTATGCGCCGACGGTCGAATCGGCAACCCTTGAAATCCAGCGCGCGAAGGGCATGCAGTTTCTCGAGAAGCACGGCATCGAGTGCCCACCGTACAAGACATTCAAGACGATGGCGGAGGCGGAGAAGTACGTCCTGAAGACCGAAGAGCGGTACGTCTTCAAAACGCTGGGTGACAACGAGGATAAGTCGCTCTCCTACTGCTCGAAGTCGCCGGCCGACATGGTGGCGCAGCTTCGCCGCTGGCAGAAGTTGGGTATGAACCCGAAGGGCGACGTGATGCTGCAAACTTTCATCAAGGGCATCGAAATCGGCGTGTCGTGCTGGGTCGGGAAGAACGGTTACATCGGCAGGCCTACCGAGCACTTCGAGCACAAGAAGCTGATGTCGGGTGAGATCGGTTGCAATACGGGCGAGATGGGCACTCTCGCGGCGTATGTGGATTCGTCCAAGCTCGCCGATATCGTCATGAAGCCGATCGAGGCGGACGTTGTGAAAACCGGCCACCTCTCCGACTGCGCGGTGAACTGCATCGTCGACGAAAAGGGTAAGCCTTGGCCGCTCGAATTCACCATGCGCCCCGGCTGGCCAGCGTTCAACATCATGCTCAGCCAGCACAAGGGCGACCCCATCCAATGGATGAAAGATGCCATCGACGGCAAGGACACGCTTCAGGTGAGCACGGAAATGGCAATCGGCGTCGTGCTCGCACAACCTGACTTCCCGTATTCGACGGCAACAAAGGCAGAAACCGACGGCGTGCCGATCTATGGCGTAACGAAGAAGAACTCAAAATACATCCAGCCGCAGGCCGTGAAGATGGAGAAGCTTCCAGACATGGAGGGCGATAAGGTCGTCGAGCGTCCTATGTGGGCCACTGCCGGCGACTACCTCGCGGTCGTCACCGGCATGGGTAAGACCATCGCGCAGGCTCGCAAGCGGGCCTATGCCACGGTCGACGAGATATCGGTGTCCAACATGATCTATCGCGACGACATCGGCGAGAAGGTCGAGAAGATGCTGCCCGAGCTTCACAAACATGGCATCGCGACCGCATTTGAATATGGTGAAGCATGAGAACGGGGGACTCTATGCAAGATGAAAACGCAATCACCGCTACGGTCAAGCTCGCGGTGTCTTGGGTCTTGGTGACGGTTGGTCATATCACCGCCACCGAAGTCGCGACGTATCTGGCAATCGCCTATACGGCCACTCAGTTGTATGTCCTATTCCGGGACAAAATCCTTCGGAGAAAGTCATGAGCATCCTGAGCAGCATCGAAACCGAATTCCAGGCGATCGTGAACGATGGCCGCAGCGTCGCCGAGAAGTTGGCATCGCTCGTGGACCTGCACGGCCGAGCGAAGGCGCTTGAAGAGCTTGAGCCTCAACTCGTGCAGTTGATCGAGAGCGGCCTTCCGTCGCCGGAGAAGGTCGAGCAGATCCTGAAAATGGTGGGGAAACTGTGAGCACCTACGACGAAGCCGCGCTCGAGGCGGAACTCTCGCACGACGAAGGTCGGCGCAATCGCATCTATACCGATACCGTCGGCAAGGTTTCTGGTGGAGTGGGCCGCAATCTGACCGACGTTGGCTTTAGCGATGACGAGATCGATCTGATGTACCGAAACGACGTCGCGCGAACGCTGGCCTTTCTCGACGAAAACCTTTCGTGGTGGCGCAATCTCGACGGCGTGCGCCAGCGCGCAATCATCAACATGGCGTTCAACCTGCGCGCGCGTCTGATCGGTTTCCACAATGCTCTCACGGCGATGCAAAGCGGTGATTGGCAGACCGCCCACGACCAGATGCTCGACAGCCTCTGGGCCAAACAGGTGGGAGATCGAGCACAACGCCTCGCCGACATGATCCTGAAAGGAGAAACGTATGGCAGCCAGTGATCCGATTACCGCCGCGCTCGATTTCGCTTCGGGCATCGTCTCGCGCATCTGGCCGGACAAGACCGCCCAGGAACAGCAGCAGCTCGCCGCAGTGCTGGCGATGGTGCAGGGCCAACTATCAATCAACCAGGCCGAGGCGACGAGCAGCGATCCACTTCAGCACTGGCGCGGCGGCCTGGGCTGGGTCTGTGTGCTCGGCTATCTCTGGAACTTCGTGCTCGACCCGCTCACGAATGCGATCGCCGCGATCGCCGGCCACCCGCTGAATCTTCCGCCGCTCGACATCACGCAGTTGTCGACGCTTACGCTCGGCATGCTGGGTCTCGGCGGCTTGCACGTCGCGGAGCGCATCAAGGGGGCGGCGTGAGCCGTTACTACCCTCCCGCCGCCTGACTCGCCGTGCACGGCGGCGCGCTAGGCCCCGTCGTCTCGCACGGCCTGAGCGTCAATGCTCCCGTCGTCGCCCTCGTATTGACCGGCGCCGGATCGCTGCCTCCGCCTCCGCAGGCCGACAGCATGGCGCATAATATGGCCCCTAGAATCCCCGTTTTCATTTTTGCCTCCTTGGTTTGAGCAGAGGATACCGATGTGACCGATTCGTGTCCACATCGGTACAATGCGACTCTCAAAATCCGTAAAATCCTGCAAATGGGCAAAGCCTCAAAGCTGACCGGCGCGAGACTTTCCTGTTAAAAAACAATCGGTTGGCGCTTCTTTCTCACTTCTTCATTGCCGTGTCCCTAGCGGCATAAGTCCTTCGCGGGGCCTTATGCCGCAAGGGTTTTCGCATTTCCTCCGTCCTCCTGTGTCCAGATTGTGACCGCCTTCGCGTGCTCCGCGAGGTGATCCGGAGCCAGATGAGCATATCGCAGGACGTGCTCATATTTAGCCCAGCCGCCCAATTCCATCAGTCGATTGAGGGGCGTACCCGCCTGCACGTGCCAACTCGCCCAGGTATGGCGCACATCGTGGAATCGGAAATTCTCAATGCCGGCCCGCGCGCACTGCCGACCCCATTGCGAGCTGTTCCAGCCGTCCACCGGAATAGGATGCCCATTGCGGGTGAAGACGTGCGTCTCGTGTCTGCCGATCCATCGCCGGATTGCTTCGACCGCATCGTCGTTTAGAGGCACCCCGATCGGCTTGCGGGCCTTCGCCTGATCCGGGTGAATCCATGCGCGCCGCCCGACGAGATCGATCTGCGACCATTGGAGATCGAGCAGGTTGG